AGTGACCATTACTGCTTCAGATGATTTCGTGCTGTTGGCTAACACATATATTGGTAACGCAATTACACCTTCAGCAGAGTTGTCTGGTACACGGCTAACAACCATTCTTGATCTACCTGAAGTGGCGTATCCTGCGACTCGTAACATTGATGCTGGTACAGCAACTTTGGGTGGTGGCGCAACCTTTGATATTGCTGCCAACACGAATGTTCTTTCCTATCTGCAGAATGTGGCTATCGCTGAACAAGGATATTTCTTTGTTGCCGCAAACGGTGATATCACTTTCACGGATCGTGTTTCCGCATCGTTTGCTTCTATCTCAGCAACCTTCAGCGATCAGGCAGGAATCAATCTGCCCTATACAGGGCTGCAAGTTTTGTATGGTCAAGAGTTCCTATACAACAAGGTGGTTGCTTCTGTTGAAGGTGGAACAGATCAAACTGCGAACGATGCTGCTTCACAAACCGAATATGGTATTTCTACTTTGAATCTGTCAGGGTTGTTGCTGTCTGATAATACTGCTGCTGCTACTTTGGCAGCGGATTTGTTGGCACGCTACAAAGTTCCTCAATACCGTTTTGACAAACTGCAAACCATCTACAACTTTTTAGATTTAGGGCAGCAAGCGGATGTAACCAATTTGGAGATCGCTGATGTTATTGACATCACCCGAACCTACCCAACTGGCAGCCCTGCTTCCGTCACTTTGGCTTACAGCGTAGAATCCATAAAGCACTCAATCAGCCCGTCAGATCACAGGATTGAAATCGGTTTGGCTGTAGCAGATTTGGTGTACCCATTCATTTTGAATGATCCGACTTTCGGTGTCATGGATAGCACGAACGCTTTACAGTAGAGTACACTCGGAGGCACTATGGCAGGCGCAGGCGCAAAACTCTTTGTAAGCGGTGATGTACTTACAGCCGCACAAGTAAACACATACCTTATGGATCAAGCCGTTATGCGGTTCGCTAATGAGGCTGCACGCACAGCCGCTTTCGGTGGTGCAGGTGAGCCAGTTTTGGCTTCAGGCATGATGAGTTACCTGATTGATGTTGCGAGTGTTCAGGTGTATAACGGTAGTGCTTGGGTTGCTATCGGTGGTGGCGCAGACATTTTACAAGTTCAAGTGTTTTCTTAGGAGATAACAGATGGCAACATTTACTAAACAAAAACTGTCAGGTTCAACTGATGGTCTAGGAATCAAAGTCACTGGTACAGGTACGGGTTCTACCGTGACGGTTCATACTGCTGTTGCTGGAACAACGGTTGGAACTTTTGATGAGATTTGGATTTATGCAGTGAACACTTCTGCATCGTCAGTCAAACTTACGATTGAGTGGGGTACTGCTACTGCCGCTGACGGAAACATTGAAGTCACCGTTCTTCCTGAGGCTGGTTTGGTAACAATAATTCCAGGGTTGATCTTGCAGAACGCTAAAGTGGTGAAGGCTTTTGCTGGTACTGCTGATGTGATTTTGCTTACTGGCTTCGTTAATGCGATCACGGCGTAACTTATGCCTATTCCTTCAGGATATACAAGCGGTCAAGTAGTACAGGCTGTTCCTAGTTTGTCGGCGTATGCCGTGACTAGTTCTACTCGCCCTGCTTCACCGTTTGATGGTCAGATTATTTCGGAGACTGATACTGATTCACTGCAAATCTATAAAGGTTCTGCGTGGGGCGGTGTTGGCGGCTTGCAGTATATAACGGGCGCAACTTTCACTACGGCAACAAGTTTTAGTTTGCCTACTAGCACTTTTACTGCTACATATCGCAACTATCGTGTTGTTATTAACTTGTCGGCTTTAACAGCGAACTCAACTTTTACTATGCGTTTAAGGGCAAGCGGAACAGACAACACTGGAACCAATTACAATACGGCATGGGTCGGACTTAATTCTTCTGGCAGTGCCACAAACAACAACGAACTAAACACAAGTTCTTGGTATCTTGGCGAAAGCAACACAAATGTTTTTTACAATGTGTCCTTTGATATTTTTCAACCACAAACGGCAACAAATACAACTTATGCTGGGCAACGGACTTATGTAAATACCGCTGGAACTGCACATGTTATCCAAAGCGGCGGCGGACAATTTACAGGAACCACACAATTTGACAGCCTAAGTTTTATTAGTTCTGTAGCGTCAAGTATGACAGGCGTTTATCGTGTTTACGGATATTCGGAAGGTTAGAACAATGACTAAACCAATTATCTTTGATGGTGTAGAACATCGTGAGATGACTAAAGCGGAACATGATCAGCACAAACTTGATCTAGCAGAGTGGCAAGCACAAGCCGAAGCGCAAGCCGCTAAGCAGGTTGCTCGTGAAGAGTTGCTGACCAAACTTGGTATTACTGCTGATGAAGCGCAACTGTTGTTGGGGGCGTAATGCCTACTACTCGTGACACGGGATACATTTCCGCATACCCAGTAATCGTTGGCTACACGAACGCAACAAACATTGTTGAGTATTTGGTTATCGCAGGTGGAGGCGGCGGTGGTATTGGTGGAGGTGTTGGTGCTGGTGGTGGTGGTGGTGCTGGTGGATATCGTTCAAGTGTTCAAGGCGAAAATAGCGGTGCAGGGCTAACAGCAGAACTTCGTTTAGTTCCTGTAAGTGGTACTGCGTACACGGTAACTGTCGGTGCTGGTGGTGCTAGTGCTGCTAGCGGTTCTAATAGCGTGTTTGGAACTGTCACTTCGCTTGGTGGTGGTGCTGGTGGTACAAGTGCTGGTAACGGTGCTGCTGGTGGTTCGGGTGGTGGTTCGGCAGGTCGTGGTGATTCAAGTCCACGATTGGGCGGTGCGGCAACTTCTGTTGTTATACAGCCAACTACTCAGGGAACTAAAGGTGCTGATTCAAGCGGTGTAGCCCTTTCAGTTGCAGGTGGCGGTGGTGGTGCTAGTGCTACAACTACAAACATAAATGGCGGCGCAGGTATTTCATCTTCTATAACGGGTAGCAGTGTTGGTCGTGCTGGTGGTGGCGGTGGTCAGTCTACTGGTACAGCATCAGACGGTGGCGGTGCTGGTGCTGTGACAACTGGTGTGGCTGGAACAGCAAACACAGGTGGCGGTGGAGGCGGTGCAGAATCTACTGGTGGTGCAGGCGGTAAAGGTGTTGTGATTGTTAGAACGCAAGATGGTTTCGTGACAGCAACAACTACTGGAAGCCCAACGGTTACGACTTCAGGCGGATACAAGATTTATACTTTCAATGACTCTGGCACGATTACTTGGACTTACTGATATGGCATACTTCGCAAAAATAGAAAACAACATTGTTACGCAGGTCATTAGTGTCAGCAACGATGTGTGCGGTACAGAATATCCTGCAAGCGAATCTGTGGGTCAAGACTTTATTGCGTCACTTGGTTTAGATGGTGAATGGTTACAAACATCTTTTAACAGCAACTTTCGTGGCACATACGCTGGTATCGGTTATACATACGATGCTCAACTAGATGAGTTTGTTGCACCTGTTTTGCCTGTAACACCTTTGCTTCCTATTGAGGAATAAGTGCGTGGTTCACGCTGGCTGATATTTGCGCCAGTAGCAATACTTGCGTTGTTCAGCAGTATTACCTACGCCGAACCGATACAAGGATTAGACACAACTTATTACACGATTGATGAGATACCACCAGTTCAGTCCACTACCGAATATGAGGAATGTGGTAGCGAGTTAGAGAACAACATCAACCGTTCGTATGACGGCGAACCGTATGAAGAATGTACGGGCGATTTATTTATGGTTCATATGACAGGATTTATTGAGATACCTGAACATGAAACGATTGAGTTTTGGTTGGCTTCTGACGATGGCGGTGAAGCAACTATTGGTGGTAACACTTGGGGATCATGGACTGATCAGGGTTGTTCGGCTTGGCAGTCAGGCAACCTGACGCTTCAGGCTGGCAGTGTTCCGCTAGAGGTTTGGATGTATGAGAACGGCGGTGGCACTTGTTTGATGTTGGCGTGGAAGATTGACGATAACGAGTGGGAGATTGTTCCTGATTCGGCTTTCACTACCGAACCTTATGTGTCGGAAACGACTGTGCCTATAGAGACAACAGCAGTATCAACAACACTAGAAACAACGACCACGATCCCATCCACCACAACATCTAGTTCAACCATTCCCGATGTGCAGACAACGGTGCTTGCGGCTTCAACATCTTCTTCATCCACGACTTCATCCACAACATCAACAACCACAACGACCACCAGCCCCATAGAGGAAATCCAGCAACCCACCACAGGAACAACGACAGCAACAACATGGGTTGAGCCTACGCCTGAAACAACTGTGG